AAAGCCGGTACCGAGAAGAAACTGGCACAAATCGAATATGACTATAACGCCCGGAAAGAAGAGATAAACCGGCAGGAAGCCGACTGGAAGCGTGAGAACAAGGAAGCCGGTCTTTCTACCGGAGATAACGGACTTACCCGGGAGCAACAGGATGAACTTGAAAAAGCCCGTGCCTCAAACACCGAGTCAAGGAAAAAAGCGGAGGCGGACGTGTACAGGGAAGAGGCGGAAGCCATGCGTGACTATCTGAAGGAATACGGGACCTTCCAGCAGCAGAAACTGGCCATCGCTGAAGAATATGCCGAGAAAATCCGCAAGGCACAGTCCCAGGGCGAAAGACTGACTTTGGAAAAGCAGCGTGATGCGGCTGTGCACAAAGTGGACATGGAATCCCTTACCCAGAAGATAGACTGGGGAGCAGCGTTCGGGGATTTAACCGGCTTGCTTGCAGACCAGATGAAGAATCTGCTTGGCGAACTTAAGCAGTATGTCAAGACGGATGAGTTCAAAAAATCAGGAGCAGCGGATCAGCAGGTCGTTTACGATGCCATTGAACGTATTCAAAGCATGCTCCCCGGTGGCAACGGCACATTGGATTTTGCCCGGCTGCAAACGCAGATGCACGCTTTGGGGGATGCCGTAACACGTGTGCAAAATGCAGAACTGCAGCAGGAAGCGGCATTCATCCGGTTGAAAGCGGCGCAGGCCGATTACAACAAGGCTCTTGAAAGCGGTAACCAGGCAGAAATAGAACGTACCCAAATTGCTCTTCAAACGGCTCAATCGTCCAGCGTTTCAGCTGACGAAGAATACCTGAACGCCACCTCTGAAATGAAGGCGCTTGCCGGGGAGGTGAAAAGTGCCTCCCGGGACACGGTTGACGGATTGAACATGGTATCCAACGGGTTGCACGGCTTTGCGAGCGGAACCTTGCAGGGATCATTTGAAGGAATCCAGAACATGCTTACCGGTCTTTCAAAACTGAATATCGGAGGCAAGGTCGGCGATGCCATCAGCCGGATGTCCGAAACCCTGTCAAGTGCCGGAGTCATCGGGCAGATCATATCGGCCATTCTCTCCATACTGGATTTGCTGAAAGACGGTATTGGCCCGATTATCTCATCATTGATAGACACCATTTTCAATGCGATAACCGGAATACTCGACAATATCCTCAGCGGAGACCTGTTCAAACAGATAGGCGGTTCCCTTGTGAAAGGTATCGGGGGATTGCTGAACACGGTGTCTTTCGGAGGTTTCAACAAACTGTTCGGCATCGGCGGGAACGCCAAGGAAGTGCAGGCGGCTATAGACCGTCTTACAGACCGGAACGAGCTGCTGCAGACCTCGATAGAGGATCTGACCGACACCATCAAGCAGAGCCAGGGGACGAAGAGTGTGGCGGCTTACCGCGACGCGTACAAGATGCAGCAGGAAACGAATTCGAACTACCTGCAGATGGCTATGGCGCAAGCCGGCTACCACGGAAGTCACCACAGCTGGAACTACTACTGGGGCGGTTTCAACCAGGCACAGATAGACAAACTGAGCGGACAGATCGGCCGCCAGTGGGACGGGAACCTGTGGAGCCTGAGCCCGGAGGAAATGAAGGCACTGCGCAGCAACGTGGATATGTGGACGCAAATCCAGAATACCGGTAAGGGAGGCTATGGCGGGCGACTGACCGAGAAACTGGATGACTACATAGACCAGGCCGGCAAGCTGGAGGAACTGACCGACCAGCTGTATGAAGGGCTGACGGGCATTTCGTTCGACGGTATGTACAGCAGCTTCATCGACAACCTGATGAACATGAAGTACGGTGCCAAGGATGCGGCGGAGGATATATCCGAGTACTTCATGCGGGCGATGCTGAGCAACAAGATCGGTGAGATGTACAGCGACAAACTGAAAGGCTGGTGGGAGAAGTTTGGCAAGGCCATGGAGGACAACGAACTGACCGAGGCGGAACGGAACGCGCTGATGGAAGAGTACATGCAGTATATGGATGAAGCCCTTGCCCTGCGTGACAACCTGGCGGCAGCCACCGGTTATGACAAGACGCAGCAGGGCGGTACGAGCCAAAGTGCGAAAGCGGGCGGCTTTACGGCCATGACGCAGGACCAGGGCACGAAACTGGAGGGCATGTTCACCGGCGGGCTGCAGCACTGGAGCAGCATGGACGACCGGCTGGAAAGCGTGGTGGAGAAGATGGACACGGCTGAAGGGCATCTGGCCCGGATAGCCGAGAACACCGGTGTGAGCGCCGGACACCTGGGCGAACTGAAGGAAGTGATAAAGAAAATGATACGTGACGGACTAAAAGTGAAGTGATATGGGCAATATACTGAGCGGACTGGTGCTGGTGAACGGCACGGACATCTGGACGGAATACGGCGTGTTCCTGGTGGAAGACCGGCGCGGGGGCATGGAGAACCTGACGGCCATCCTGACCCCGAGCAAGGCCAAGAAGGATACGGCTGTGGACATACGGGAAGAGCACGGGGAAAAATACAGCCCCGTGCTGACCCCACGGAATGAAGCGCGTGACGTGACGCTGCATTTTGCGCTTTACAACAAGACCCAGGCAGGCTGGATGAAGCAGTACTTTGCCTTTGTGAATTTCCTGAAGCAAGGGAAGGACGGCTGGCTGGAGATCCGTTTCCCCCAGCTGGATCTGCAGCTGCGGGTGAAGTATGCCGACTGTACGAAGTTCACCCCGCTGACCTATCTGTGGACGGAAGGTGTGCATGCCGGAAAGTTCCGGGTAAAGTTCCGGGAACCGAAACCGATTATATAACCATTCAAACGCTATTAGAATATGCTTCTAACGATATATGATAAAGCCGGAACCAAGCGTGCGGATGTGGCCGTGAACGACAGCTCGACGCAAAGCAAGGAAGTGCAGGGAGACAATGTGCTTTCCCTGTCGTTCAGCTATTATGCCTTCCTGCCCCTGGACGTGAACGACTACACGGACTATCTGGGCGAACGGTACTGGCTGACAGAACGCTACACGCCGAAGCAGGTGAGCGATGGTGAATGGGAGTATAACCTGAAGCTGTACGGTATCGAGAGCCTAATCAAGCGGTTCCTGGTGCTGGAGACGACGGACGGGGACACCAACCCCCTGTTTACCCTGACGGCCACGCCCCGCGAGCATGTGGCGATGGTGGTGAAGGCTATCAATAACGGCATGGGCCACATTACTGACTGGAAGACGGGTACGGTGGAAGGTACGGAGCTGATCACGATAGACTACGAGGGGATGTACTGCGACGAAGCGCTGAAAGCCATCGCGGAAAAGGCAGGCGGCAAGGTGGAATGGTGGGTTGAGGGGCAGACTGTGAACGTGTGCCGCTGCGAACACGGGGAAGAAATCACCCTTGGCTATGGCAAGGGGCTGACCTCCCTGGAAAGAGATACGAGCAACACGGCCAAATTCTATACGCGCCTGTTCCCGGTAGGCTCGACCCGCAACATCGATGCGGAGAAATACGGCAGCCCGCGTCTGATGCTTCCCGGCGGCAGGAAGTACATCGAGCAGGGCGTGGAGGAATATGGCATCTATGACCATTACGAGCAGGATGCTTTCAGCGGCATCTTCCCCCGTCGGGTCGGTACGGTGAGCTCGGTTCGCAGCGAGGAGGTGGCAGACGATGAAGGAAACAAATTCACCGTCTATTATTTCCGGGACGGGGAACTGGACTTTGACCCTAACCTGTACGAGCTGGCCGGAGAAACCAAACGTGTGTCGTTCCAGACGGGCGACCTTGCCGGACTGGGAGAAAGCGATGACCACTACTTTGAGGTGAACTACGACAGCGCGGCACGTGAATTCGAACTGATCACCATCTGGCCCTACGATGACGACACCCAGCTGCCGGGCGGCAAGCTGGTGCCCCGAGCAGGCGACACCTATATCCTGTGGAATATCCGGATGCCGGATGAGTATTACCGGCTGGCCGAAGAGGAGTTTGCGGTTGCGGTGGACGAGTACAACCGGGACCACTGGCTGGACATTGCCGCCTACAAAGCCCCGACAGACCCGGTATACATCGAGGAGCACGGCATAGACCTGTTTGTGGGCAGACGGGTGAAGCTGGAGAGCCGGAAGTATTTCCCGGAAAAAGGCTACCGTCAGAGCCGTATCACCAAGATCAGCCGCAAGGTGAACGAACCCGGGCAGATGGACATCGAGATAAGCGATGCGCTGCAGGTGGGCAAGTTCGACAAGGTGACGGACAGCATCGGTGCGCTGAAAAGCTATACGAAATCAAAGACGGAAGGCGCTGCCCTTCCGGACATCATACGAAGCTGGGACAAGACGCTGCCCACGGACAACAACCTGTTTTCCGCCCGGCGCAGCCAGAAAGAGTTCCTGAGCAAGAACCAGCCGGACACAGCCAAAGAGTCCATCCGCTTCCTGAAGGGTGTGAGCTTTGGCGAGGCTGCTGGCGGCAAGCCCTGCGGCATCGTGGATGGTGAGGGCAATGCCGAATACTTGACTGCCGTGATCCGCGAACTGCTGCGCAGCACGGAGTTTGTGGACGGGCTGACCGGTGAGGGCTGGCAGCTGTGGATTGACCAGCTGACCGGACTGACAAACCTGACGGTGGACAAAGTGACTGCCCGGCAAAGCCTGGTGGCGCTGGAACTGCTGATCGAGAAGGTGCGCAGCGTGTGCGGCCAGCTGGTGGTGTCCGCTGCCAACGGCAAGATCAAGGACGTGGTGAAGCAGGGCGACAACTACCGCATCGTGTTTGAGCAGGAATCGGGCTTTGTGGCCCATGACCTGATGCGCTGTGCGGTTACGGGTGGTAAGAAACTAAAAGCATACTGGGTGGAGGTGGCTTCGGTGATAGCCGGCGGTGTACTGGTCCCGGTAAGCGAGTTTGGCGGGGTGAAGCCGGAGGCAGGCGATGAGTGCGTGCTGATGGGCAACACCGAAACCCCGCTCCGGCAGAACCTTATATCCATTGCGGCCACGGAGGACGGACAGCCCCGTATCGACATTCTGGACGGTGTGAAGGCCAAGAACTTCAACGGCTGCCTTCGTTGCCGGCTGGGTAAGCTGGACGGCATCAGGAGCAGCGCTTTCCCGGCAGACAAACAGCCGAAAGGAAACGGCCTGTATGCCGACAACGTGTGGCTGAAGGGTACGTTCGTGTTGATGACGGGCGAGGACATCCTGACGCGGTTTGAGATAACCGAGGGGAAAATCCATTCAGCCGTGGAAAGCTTGCGCAAGGAAATACGCGAAGAACAGAGTTATCTGGACAACAGCAGTTTTGCCGACGGCATGGACAAATGGAAGACGGGCAGCAAGGCTACGCTGTTCACCCTGGGCGGACGCTGGATCTGGGCGAACGGCGGTCCTTACGGTACGAAGCCGGACGGCCATGCCGAGATACGGACCGACGGCAAGGTGCCTTATGCCTATATCCGGAACAGCTATATCATGCAGAAACTGGAGGACTTCCGGCTGGTACCGGAGTACCGGCAGACGAACAGCCAGGGCGAACGGGTGCCCGGCGTGGTGTATCTGTCGTTCAGCTACCGGGTTATCAAGGCCGGAAGGTTGAAAATAGAATTTGTGAACGCTGATAAGACCGGGTTTGAGAACTTCAACATGTTCGGCCATGAAGAGGACCTGCCCGTTGGCGGTGAGAAGATGTTCACGTTGGACGGACTTTGGAACGGCACTGGCGACTTCAAGCTGTCGTTTACGGGCGTGATTTACATTTCGCTGCTGGTGTTCAGCACCAACAAGGCGGACGCACTGGCCTATAAGTACCGTACACTGTTCGAACAGAGCGACCGGCTGGTAAAGATTTCAGCGGCGGTCTTCGACAAGGACGGTAATGCGCTGAAAGAGACCGGGCTTGTCATAAAGCCTGAAGGTTCCGGTCTGTATGCGCAGGACAATACAGGAAAGATTGCCCTTATCGGGGTGAGCGTGGAGGAAGAGGACGAGTACGGAAATACCGTGAGCAAAATCAAGCTGACAGCCGACCATATACAGCTGGAGGGACTGGTAACGGCCAACGGCAACTTCAAGATACTGGAAGACGGCAGCATTGAAACGACCAACGGTAAGTTTACCGGAGAGATAGACAGCAGCAAAGGGAAAATCGGCGGCTTTGAGATAGGGAACGGCCGTATCGGTTCTGTGGCCGACTCTCACGGGAGCGGTGGCGGTCTTGCCATTTATGATGATTTTTTCCGTGTCGGCGGCAGCAAAGGATATGTGATGTTCGGTGATGATGTGATACCGTCTTCTGCAGGAGGAGCTTTTACCGCTGTCGGTCGTATCGTGAACTCAGCCCCCAATATATACGGGAATTACGGCTTCGACCAAGCGAACTATGGATTGTTTATAGATGTTACCGGCGGTACGAAGAACTACGGTATCAGCAGCAATGCGGCATTACTTGCCCCGGCGTTTATCAATACGAAAGCCAAGCTGCTTACCTTCGGAAGTGGAAACTACACGGTGGATTTCTCACAACACAATATCATTTTGATGTATTACAATGAACCCAACTACAGTAAGGTAGAGGTTACGCTGCCGTCGGAAAGTTCTGTGGCATACAAGTTCGGCATGAGTTACTTGCCTACCGATTTTGCAGCCATTGTCACGTTCAGGGTCAGACCCGGTTCAAAGAATATCATACTAAAAGGTATCTATAACCACAATGAAGATTTGCAAAACTACGAGATGGCATCCGGGGACTCCGTAACGGTACTTATTACAAAAGCGGACGGATTCCGTTACCAGATATTGAATCATTCATCCTAAAAAACAGATATATATGAAAAAGTTAGATTTCAGGAATTTCAGCGTTCCCACCGGAATAACCCGTCAGACGAGGGAGGTTTTCGATGCACGTGAGCAGATAGCCGATTTGCTGTATACGCGTGTCAGTGGCATCAAGGCCCATCGGCTTGCGTTCAAGATTTTCGAGAGTACCGGCGAGACCGAGTTCAGCGATGAGGAAACCGGGATGATACACATGGCGGTGGAACGCTATTGTCTTCCCAATGTGATAGATGCCCTGAACGAAATCCTGGGCGGGTCAGAAACCGATAAAAACGAATGAGTATGGCAGAAATGACACAAGAAGAACTGGTTCAGGAAGTGCTGGACCGTGTACTCCAGAGTTCTACCGGCGTGGAGGACTTGGAGACCGTCACCTCGCTGAGCGGTGTGAAATCACTGCCCGGGGAGAAGGACGGCAAGATGGTGAACGTCCCCCTGGAACTGATAGGGAAGCCTGCGAGCGATGCCGCCGCCCGTGCCGAGGCTGCCGCCAAGAAAGCGGAAGGAGCCGTAGCCGGACTGGAGGAAAAGACCCAGGCCGCCACGGAAGCGGCCACCAAGGCCAACGAAGCGGCAGCCAAGGCAGAAAACGCCGCTGCCAAGGTGGAACAGACTACGGCAGCAGCCATCGGCGGGGCTACCGCACGCTTTTCCTCATGGATGGAAACAGGCAACGTTTTACCTGACAAGAGTACCAAACCGGGCGGCAGCGTAGTGTATGTAGCGGATGCCGGGAAGTTCGCCTACCACATGGACTCCACCCTGTACGGGGACTGGGATGTGGCGGGTGTGCCTCCTGCCGGCATATTCATGAATGCGGACCGGACAGCCATCCTGCCGGACAAGCTCTACCTGCTGGGTGATGCCGTATATACCGGAACAGGCGGCAGCCTGAGACTGCTGGCCTACCGGCATGAGGTGATGAGCGGGGAAGCTTACGAGGCGCTGCAGGACAAGGATGCGAATACGCTGTATCTGATTTATGAGGAGGATTGACGATGATAACCATAGGCGGTAAGGAAATAACGGCTGCGTATGTGGGGAAACGTGCCCTGTCGGCAGTCTATGCCGGGGCAAGACTGGTGTGGTCTGCGATAAGCAGCTGTTTCGGACTTGGATACTGGAAAGGCGACGAGCCGTGGAACGGATCGGACGCATGGAACGGTAGCAGTAAAACTGATAAATGAATGATTATTATAAAAGGACAGTATTATGGCAAAAAGGAAAATAAGCGGAATCATCAACGCGACTGAACATCCGATGAATCTTGAAACACCATGGAATCAGAAACAGCCGGACGGCACCTATCATGCCTATGCAGGCGATGACATCGAAGCGTTCCTGAAGAAGGAACTGTCAAACCGTACCCCTACCGAGGAACTGGTGAGCGGCGAGACGAAACCTCCTACATCCGGAACGGTGTTCGATGCGATGGTGGGTACGGTGACGGACGTGGATGTGCAGGACAGCGAGGACGGCACCCAGTACGTGATGACCGTCAAGCAGAAGGACAACCAGGGCGGCGAGAGCTCGAAGGAAGTGCGCTTTTCCAAGTACACGGACGATGACAAGGTGGTGGTGAACATCGACCTGACGGACAGCGGCGGTGCGGGACTTCCCGCCTCGCAGTATCTGGCACTGGGCAGCGGCTTTGTGGTGAAATACTCCGTAGGTGTGGGCACTGCCGGTGGCGGTACGGTGGACGGCTACAGCGACCTGAAAGCCCGCGTGATCGTGAAACGCGGTTCGACCGTCATCAGTGAGTTCCGGGATGCGGAGTTTGTGGGCGTTACAGCCGGACAGAGCTATACCTTTGACGCTTCGCCCTACCTGAAGGATGCCACTGCCTATACCGTACAGGTGGAAGCGCAGGCAACTTACCAGGACGGCACGCTGATGAAGACGGCCACGGCCAAGGTGACCATGGTGGCCATGGAGCTGGAGACCACCTACTCGGCGGGCAACGGGCTGGCCGACGGGGGATATAAAAATGACGTGAACATCCCCTTTACTGCCAAGGGCACGAGCGGTGAGAAGAACATCTACTACCGCGTGAACGGCGGACAGGCCTTTACCCTCGGTCTTTCGGCCGGCAGCGGTGTGCAGCAGAAGAACGTGACCATCCCCCTGACACAGATGCAGGAGGGTACGAACGTGGTGGAAGCCTACGCGCAGCATGAGAACTCCGGTGTGGTGAGCCGGGTGCATTACATTACGCTGCTGAAGGCAGGCGGAGGTGTGACAGCGTATGCCGGCCTGATGTTCAGCCACCGGGCAGCGGGGTTCCAGCGTGACTGGAAACACCCGGTGCTGGAGGCAGAGCAGTTCACGGCATGGAACTTCACGTATGCCGGCTATGACCGCGATGCGTATACGGCCCGTGTGAAAGTGACCGACCGGGGCAGCGTGGTGAAGGAAGACCTGCTGCAACGCGGTGAGACCGGCAGCTACGGACGGACGAACGTGAACGTGGAACCGTTGGACTACCGTGTGTCATGCGGCGATGCCGTGCTTGAGGTGCAGGTGAACACCACATCGCACCCGGACATTGAAGCCACGCTGGCACCGGATGCCGTGTGTACGTTTGACGCCTTCGGGCGAAGCAACACGGAAAACAACCCGGCAAGCTGGGTGAGCGGTGACAAGCGTATGGAGTTCCGGGACGTGCTGTGGAGCGTGAACGAATATGGTGCCGGTAGCGGCTGGCACAAGGACCGCCTGCTGCTGGCCGGTGGTGCAGGTATGACCCTGACCGCTGACGGCGGTTACCGCCCCTTCAACGAGGCGGACAAGCCCGAGGGATTTGCCATCCGTGACGTGGGCATGACGCTGGAGATAGAATACAGCACGGCCAACGTGACGGATACGGATGCCGAGCTGATCACCTGCCTGGGGCAGCTGGACAACGGCAACCGGTACGGGCTGATTGTGACTCCGGAAGAGGCCAAGTTCCTGACCGGTGTGGTGACCGAGGCGATGGATGCCGGACAGGTGCTGCGCTATGAAGACTCGGTGGGTACCAAGTTCCAGCCGGGTACGAATATCCGCATTACCTACGTGTTCTATCCGAACGTGCAGACCAACGAACAGCGCACGCTGATCGGTTTCTATGTGAACGGTGAAGAGTCGGCTGCTTCCAAGTGGCTCGACAAGGTGAATTTTGACATTCAGAGCCAGTTGGAATTTAAGTCGGCAGGTGCCGACTTGAACGTGAAGAGCGTGCGTATCTATAACAAGGCGCTGACCTCGGACGAGGTGCTGAACAACTACATCGTGGACCGCAACCACCTGGAGGATGCCGACGGGGAACCGGGCGTGCGCTCACTGGATGAGGACAACCGCGTGCTGAATGAAGGAGATACGGTGAGCATGGAGAAGCTGATGGGGCTGATGAAGAAGCGCCGGAACTCGATCCTGGTACTGATAGGCACGGGCAGCGTGGGCAGTGAGGTTCCGAGCGAGAGCGACACGCTGAACGTGGTGGATGCACTGGCCCAGCTGAACGACAAGAAGGCCAATAAACTGGTAAGGGAGGTCCGTTTCTATAACGGAGAGGACAGGACGCTTGACTTTATCCTTACCAACGTATATGTCCGTATTCAGGGTACTTCTTCCGTGAACTATGCCAGAAAGAACTTCCGTTTCTACTTCCAGAAGACGGCAAGCGGCTGGACGGTTACATTGAGCTACGGGGAGATTGACGGAAACGGCAGGCAGAAGAATCCGGTGGTAACTACCGGCAAAAAAAATCTCTTCAAGTTACGCAGGAACTCGGTAGGCGCGAAGCTGGCATGTTCCAAATGCGACTTCTCGGACTCGTCCATGACCACCAATACCGGAGGTGCGAAGCTTATCAATGACGGACTGAAAGAGATGGGGCTGCTTACGCCTGCCCAGCGTTACGCCAAAGACCATGGGCTGGAGGATGATTACCGTTCGGCCATCGACGGCCTGCCGTGCGACCTGTTCGTAGCGAAGAGTGCCGACGAAGACCTGACCTATTACGGCCAGTACAACATGAACAACGAGAAGAGCGACAGCTACCCCATCTTCGGGCAGGATGAGACCATCGGCGGCGAGAAATGGGGCGAGGGCGACACGCTGAACTACCTGGAAGCCGACGAGGAAGGACACAAGCAGTACCTGCCCGTCTGCTTCGAGACGCTGAACAACTCCAATCCGCTGTGCCTGTTCCACTGGTTGCCGAGTACCGAACCGGAGCATAAGGATTTCATGGACTACAACTTTGACGGAGGACTGGAATTTAATCATCCGAAAGATACCTTCTGGTCGGACGGAGGCGGTGACGCGGAGGAAGAACCGAACCTGAAAGACCACCTCGGTACCGGTGACAAGTACGACAAGATGTACAAGGCCACCGACCGCATGATGAGTTTCGTCTACCGGTGCGTAAAGGAAACGCCTGCGGGCAGGAACATGGTTTACAGCACGGAATCCCATTCGTTCGAGGGGGTGGACTATGAGGACGACGGCGACAAGTTCCCTACCGCCAAGTGGCAGAGCGATACGTTCAGGAAAGAGGCCGGGAAGTATTTCGACCTTCCCCACCTGATTGCCTACTATCTGTACGTGCAGTTCAACCTCGGCGTGGACCAGCTTGCGAAGAACATGCTTATCCGCACATGGGACGGTGTGAAATGGTCGATTGACTATTATGACGGCGACTGCCAGCTCGGTTCTGACAACAAGTCGTTCCTGACCGGGAAGTATGACGACAACCGCCAGACGAAGCGCGACGGGGCTTATGTGATGCAGGGTCATAACTCGTGGCTGTGGAACCTCATCGTGGCCAATTGCTGGGACATGATTGTGGAGATTATGGTGAGCGGATGGAACGGGGGCGCAAGCTTCATGAGTGCCTTCAGTATCCAGAAAGCCATTGACCATTTCGATACCGAACAGATGAAGAAGTGGTGCTCACGCCTCTATAACAAGTCCGGCATCTTCAAATACATCTACCCGTTCCTGAACGAAATGCCGGTGGGTGCTGACGGTGCCAAACAGACCTATCCGCAAATCTACGGTCTGAAGGGTTCGTTGAAAGCACACCGGAACTACTTCATCCAACGCCGGTATGACCTGAAGCAGGTGGAGTACGGCTATGTATCCACGCTGGGTGCCCAGTTCTACCAGAGTACGGCATCGCTGGACAAGGCTTATAAACTGAAACCGATGCAGTACCGGCTGACCATCCCGTACCGTGTGCAGCTCTCCACCAGCAACGGCGTGCAGGCCGACAGCGGCGTGGTGGATGCGGACGTGCTCCATTCCCTGCAGCTGACCCGTGCCTTCGGTGAGAACGACCCGCTGAAGATTATCGGTGCAGCCAAAATCAAGGAGCTGGTATGGCACGAGGATGCGTTCGCAATCGGCTTCAACTTCGGTCTGCTGACCTCACTGGTAAAACTCGACATGAGCGTGGAGAAAGCCAGCGGTTACCGGAACGGCTCGTTCATGGCTTCGACCAATGGTATGCTGCTTCTGGAAGAAGTGAACATGCGGAACAACCGGCTGGCCCGGAACGGGGACAACGGGAATGTGGCCACTTTGGACTTGAGCTGGCAGGGCCGCCTGAAGAAACTGGACGTGAGGGGTACGGGGCTGACCCGTGTGAAACTGGCCACCGGTGCGCCCGTTGTGCAGTTATGCCTGCCGGACACGATTGAGGAACTGTTCCTGGAATATCTGACCAAGCTGTCCGATAGTGGCCTGATACTGGAAGGGATCAATAATGTGCGGGGCTACCGCTACACCAACTGCCCCGGCATCGACGGGTTCGCTATGCTGGAACGCCTGCACCAGGCCAGACTGAACGGCAGCGGCAAGCTGGAGCGCTTCGTGCTGGAGATAGACCGGGAAGACGACGGAACCCTGCTGAAGAAGTATTACGACTACGGAACGTATACACAGACGGGTGCCGTGGATGACCGGCATTCGGGACTGAGGGGCAAGCTGACCCTGACGAAGTATCTGGCCGATGAGGAACTGGAGAAGTATGCCGCCCGTTATCCGGAACTGACCATCAAGCAGCCGCCCTATACGATGATCGAGTTTGACGACAGCGTGGCCGACGATGCCAATGTTTCGAACCTGGACAACAAGACGGGGTACAAATTCGGCAATACGTACAAAATGAGCGGGCATGTGAATGCCATCCTGTCCAAGCGCCACCGCGTATTGGCCAAGGTGACGAAGATGCCCACGAGCCGGAAGGTGGAGATAGCCGGGCAGCAGGTGGAAGTGAACAACCCGGACGGGGAGATGACCTATTTCCCCCTGCATGACGAAAGCTCGAACTTCTATGCCGATGCGGAGGATATGAACGACTGTACGGTGGCGAAGCTGGACGGCAGCGAGGGAGACTGGATGATGTATGAGCCGTTTTACTGGAGCAAAGGCATCAACGATTATTTGAACAACAAGAAGTACGCCTGCTACAGCAGTTATCCGGAGGACGAAATGCCCCCGGTGCCTGAGGCGACGGTACTGACACTGGATGCCATCAAGGAGACACAGGGCGGCTGGCTGGGTGAACGCAAGATCATGAGCGGCAAGCCCACGCTGATGGAATCCTATACGACGGACAAGGCTTATTCCGTGTGCAAAGTGGACGTGTCGGGTTACAGACGTGTCCGCTTCCCGAGCGTTCCAGGAACAGGGCTTATCGGCAGTGTGTTTGCTGATGCGGAGGGAAACATCCTGAAGAGTATTGTGGTGCCGACCATCGGCTTGAAATTTGAAGCCGGCATGTATCTGATAGCAGACGTTCCGGAACGTGCTACAGCCCTGCATTTCTCCATTCTGAACACGGCAGAGTTTGACTGCGTGGTACTGAGCCACAGCGACAAGATAGAGGACATGGAACCGGATTGGGTGGCCAATGAGGAGCATCTGTGTGCCGTTGTGGGCAGTTCGGTGGTGGGCAGTAAACTGCGTGCCTGCATCACCGGAGCTTCGACCACGGCAAGTATGACCTGGACGGACTTCCACTACTACAGCCAGCAGCGGGGTATGCAGCAGATAGATGCGCTGATGCACAGCCGCATCGCGAACCTGAGCTATGCAAAGTACGGGCGCAGGGATATGCAGGAACAATGCGGTGCCGGTCAGCATAACAATAACCGCACAACAGGCGGAACGGCCGAACACGGGATGACAGACACCATCGGCTACGATGAAGCGTATGTCATTAACAACAAAATCACGAATTCGCTGATTGACGGCCTGGTGCACCAGTATGCCTGGTATAAGAGTCGGGACGAATACGGACAGGCGACTGTGGTGCAGGTGAACAATATCTGCTGCCTGGGCTATGAGGACATCTACGGCAACAAGTATGACATGATGGACGGCGTGGATCTGCCGAACGACAGCGGTAACGTGGGCAAATGGCGCATCTGGATGCCTGACGGCAGTATCCGTATGGTACAGGGCAAGAAGGACAGCGGTCAGTGGATTACAGGCGTGGCGCACGGCAAGTATATGGACATGATTCCGGTAGGTAATCTGAACGGATCATCTTCTACTTACTATACCGACATGTACTGGATAAGCACCGCTACGGTCCGTGTGGTCTATCGCGGGTACAGCAGTGCGAACGCGAATGG